TACGTCACGCGTCGGCTCGTAAATCTGCGGTTTCATCACGGCTCCTTGGTTTATGACAATATTTGCAGGAATCGCAAGTGTAATAGCACTACTTTATGTGTCAGGAATATATAATAATGATACTATGACTATATCAAAAACACCATTAAATATATTTATATGCTTAGCAATATTATTTCTGATTTATTTAATTTTTTCACTATTATATTTTTTTGGAATTGCAAATTCGGTAATGAAAGAGGAAATACCCGAAAATGGAGTAAATAAAATAGATAAGGATAACATAATAACACCTAAAAGTATAGATTAGATATACAAAAAAGAGAGCCGTAATAGGCTCTTTTATTTATGCAAAAATGGAGAGATGGCAGAGTGGCTTAATGTACTAGTCTTGAAAATTAGCATGGGTAAAACCTTCGTAGGTTCGAATCCTACTCTCTCCGCCAAATATAAACACAAAAGAGGTATTTAGATGAGAGGTAGTATAATAGCGTCATATATTGATGAGGAATACAAGTTAAGAAAAGCATATGCAAACAAGAAGAGGCAAAAGTGCGTCGTTGAAGGAGAAAAGCAATGTGAGAAGTGTGTGTACTTTGAAATTTGTGCGGATATGGAGGGGAATAACGATGAAGTTTAAAATAAATAACAGAAGTTGGACAATAGAAGAAAAATCACAAAGTGAAATAAAAAGGATACAAAATGAAAGAAGAGCAAATGAAGACGATAATATAAAAAGCGTAACTCCAAGATACTACGGAGTTACACATTGTGATATACAAGAAATATATTTAGATAGAGATTTGCCAATAGATAGAAAAAGAGCTACTTTAATACATGAATTGACACATTGCTATATAGATAATTATATAACACATGATGCAAAAGAATATTCAGAAGAAGATGTTGCAGACATAGTAGCAAATTCTTATGATATTATTCATGAGATAGTAGATAAATATTTTGAAGAAAAATAAAGATTAAATAGAAAGAGAGGTAATCTTATATGACAGATGCACAAAAAAGATTTTGTGATGAGTATTTAATAGACCTTAATGCAACAAGAGCATATAAGGTTGCTTATCCAAGGTGCAAGAAAGACGAAACAGCTAATGCAGCATCGAGTAGAATGTTAAGAAATGTTAAGGTACAAGAATACATATCTGAAAAGCAACAAGAAATAGAAAAACGTACAGAAGTAACACAAGATATGGTAATAAAAGAGTTAGCTAATATAGCTTTTTTTAATATAAAGAACATATATAATGGCAATGGAACATTAAAAGTCATAAAAGATATTGATGAAGAAACAATCAAAGCAATATCAAGTGTAAAGGTCCTACAAAAAGCTGGTGCAATGAAAATAAGCATAGATATGAAAGGAAAAGACAATGAAGTTCCTATTGAGCATATTCAAGAACAAACAATAGAGTTTAAGACAAACGACAAAGTAAAAGCATTAGAACTGTTGGGAAAACATTTAGGAATGTTCAACGACATAAATGTAAATATGAAAAATGCTGTACAAGTAGAGTTGGTAGATGATGTTAGTGAATAAAGAAAGAATTAGTTTACAAGAAATGATTGGAAAAGGATATGCAACACTTTGGAACTTTAAAGGCGATGAAGCTATAATAATGGGCTCAAAAGGTAGCAAAAAATCAAAAACTATAGCTTTAAGGTGGATGAAACTTTTAAAACAATATCCTAGAGCTTGTTTACTAGCAATGAGAGATACAGCACTTACTATAAAAGATAGTGTATATGCAGATTTAGTTTGGGCAGCTAAAAAAATAAAAGTTTATGCCGAATGGAAATTTACAACAAATCCATTGTTAGCGGTAAACAAATATACGGGGCAAAAGATATTTTTTAGAGGATTAGACGACTGGGAAAAGTTAGCATCAATAACAATAGATGACCCTAATCTAGTTTTATGTTGGCGGTTGGTTCGAGGAAGCCTTTGAAATAGATAAAAAAGATACATATGATAAAGTAAAGATGTCTATAAGGGGTAAAATGCCAGAAGGATATTTCAATCAAACTGTGGCAAGTTTCAACCCTTGGAATGAACAGCATTTTATTGTAAAAGAATTAACAAGCAAACTAACACCGAACGAACAAATACTAATAGAAAAAGGCAAACAAGAACTAATAATTGAAGATGAGCAAGAATTTGAATATCAAGGCAAAATGGTAAAAGAAAAAGTAAGTCAACTATTGATGATAACAAATTATAAGCTAAATGAATTTTTGGATGTTAAAGATTATGCAAGATATGAAAAAAAGAAGAAAGAAGATTATGAAGATTACAAAACATCTGGCTTAGGAATGCCTGGTGTAAGTAAAGGTTTAATATTTAGAAATTGGCATATAGAAGATACAGAAAAATATAAAAATACATTTGAATTAATTAGAAGAGGTCTGGACTTTGGATATAGTTCAGATCCTTCTGCTTTTTTGCAATTCAATGTAGATCTAAAAGCAAAAAGAATTGTTATTTTTGATGAATTTGGAGCTACAGAATTAACAAATGAAATGTTAGCAAATGAATTAAAAAGAAGAATAGAACCATATGCATTAATAAAAGCTGATGCAGCAGAACCTAAAAGTATAGCAGAATTAAATAATTTAGGAATAAATGCAATACCAGCACAGAAAGGACCTGATAGTGTGTTACATGGAATTAAATGGCTAAAAGGGTTTGAAATAATAGTTGATCCTAAATGTAAAGGATTAATAAATGAATTAGGATTATATAGGTGGAAAACAGATAAACAAGATAATCCATTAAATATACCAGAAGATAAAAACAATCATTATATAGATGCACTAAGATATGGTAGTGATGATTTATATTTAAGAAATTAGGAGGCAGTTAGATGGCGATAGAAAGCAAAATAATAAAAGAACTAATAACTCAATTTAATATGTCAGATGTAAAAAAGAAAATGCTAGAAGGCGAAAGGTACTTTAGAGATAAAAATGATATATTAAAAAAAGATTTAAAAAGTTATACAGTTTTTGATCAAAAAACAGGAAACAAAAAGAAAATTGTTAATGAAAATAAATCAGACGAACATATACCTCATGGTTTCTATTGGAAGCAAGTAAATCAAAAGAAAACTTATGTGTGTGGAAAGCCAATAACAATATCATATAATATTCCAGTTGACGGCGAAAAAGAAGATACGCCTAAAAAAGCTGAAAGAAAAATAACTAACATGGTATGGAATACTTTAGGAGTTAATTTTGAAAAACTTATAAAAAACAGACTAAAAGAAGCAAGTAATAAGGGACGAGCATGGCTACATCCTAATTATAGAAACGGGAAATTAGTATTTGAAAAGTATCCGTCAGAAGAATGCATACCTATTTATGACAACGAAACACAGACATATTTGACGGCTTTTTTGCATTTTTATACAATACAAGATTTAACAGGAGACAAACTAGAAGATAGAACATATGTTGAATATTGGGATGAAAAAGAAGTAAGATATTTTATTGAAACTAAAGTTGGAGATACAACAGTATATTTAGAGGATGTTACTAGAGAAAGGCCAGAATGTCATTGGTACAGAGAAATATATGATAATGCTCTAAACAATCTAAAAGGAATAGAAAAACACAGTTGGGGTAAAGTACCATTCATTGAAATAGAGAACAATGAAGAAAAAATGACAGATTTAGAACCAATAAAACCACTAATAGATGCATATGATTTAATAAATAGTAATTTTGTAAATACAGTAGAAGATTTAAAAGAAATTATATGGCTTATTAATGGATATGGGGCAGAGGATTTACTTGCACTAATAGAGAACTTAAAAGTTAATGGAGTAGCAAGAACAAATGATACTGCGGGGAAGATAGATGCAAAACTATTGCCAATACCATATGAGGCGAGACAAGCATTGTTAAAAGGATTAAAGGAGCTCATATATGAATTTGGTAGAGCAGTAGATACAAGTAATAAAGATTTAATAGGGCAAGCTCCAAGTGGCGTTTCGTTAGAGTTTTTGTATACAGACCTAGACATGAAAGCAGATGACAGTATAGGTGGACTCACAAGTGCTATATATGAAATTTTATGGTATGTATTGCAAGATTTAAAAATGCAAAACAAGATACCACAAGAAATAAATGAGTTTGATTTCAAAATTGAATTTAATAAATCGAGAATATTTAATGAAAATGAAAAAATAAATACATTAAATAGTGACAATATATTAAGCACTAGATCAAAGCTTGAAAAACACCCTCTTTGTGATGACGTAGAAATAGAACTACAAAGATTAAAAGAAGAGCAAGAAGAAAAAATGAAAATGCAACAAGAAATATTTAATAATGCAGGAGGATTTGAAGATAATCATAGTAATAAAGGTAATCAAGAATAGAGGTGATTAAATGGCTAGAAAACCTCTAGACTATTGGGAAAAAAGACAAACAGAATTAATGAAAAGACTAGAAAAAGGTACAGAAAATACTATAAAGGGTCTAATAAGGTCATATGATCAAGCTACTAAGAATATAAATAAAGAAATTAGTAGAATATATAAAAATTATAGCAAATCGGATATACTTGATAAAAAAGTCCTAAATCAGTTATTAAACAAAAAAGAAACAGATACATACAGGAGAAACTTATTAACTACAATAAATAATAATATAAAAAATGAAAATATTAAGCAGAAGATGTTATTAAAATACAATTCATCTGCTTATTCTTTTCGTATATCAAGATATGAACAATTGCAAGAAAGTATTGATTTAGAATTAAAAAAATTAGCAGATGTAGAACAACAAATAACAGAAATAAGATATGTAGATACAATAAAAGAAGGATATTATCATAATATATATAATGTTCAAAAAAATACTGGATTAGGATTTAATTTTTCACAAATAGATAATAAAACAATAAATTTATTATTAAATGAAAAATGGACTGATAATGCGAATTTTTCTCAAAGAATATGGAAAAATAGCGAAAAATTAGGTAATTATTTAAAAACACAATTAACTGCCGACACAATGTCAGGAAAAACAATACAAAAAATAGCTTCTGAATTATCTGGTTATATGAATGTTGGTTTATACAATGCTACTACATTGGTAAGAACAGAAGTAAATCATTTTGCAAATGAAGCGGAAATGTTATCTTATGAAGAATTAGATATAGAAAAATATAGATTTATAGCAACTTTAGATAATGTGACTTGTAAACATTGTGCAGAGTTAGACAATAAAGTATTTAATTTAAAAGATAGACAGCCACGGTAAAAATTATCCACCTATACACCCAAACGACCGTTGTACAACAGTTGCAGTATTTGATGATGAAGTAACAGAAGGATTGCAAAGAAGAGCAAAAGATGAAAATGGAAATGCTATATTTGTACCACAAGATATGGACTATCAGCAATGGTATGATAAATATATAGATAAAGATGAAGGAATATTACAAAGGATATTTAATAAAGATGGAAGAATAGATTATAAAGATATTACTAAACAAAAAGATAATATAATAAACATAGCATTTAAAAATGAAAATATAAAAAATATTGCTTTAAATACCAACATTAAGTTAATAAAATTAGGTGGGGATAAGGCATATCATAGAAATGGAAATATAGTTTTAAAAACAAATTATAATAATCATACAGTAAGACATGAAGTAGCTCATGCGATAGATTATAATAATAAATGGTTATCATCAAATAATAGATTTAAAGATGCTATACAGAAAGACCAAAATATAATTTCTCAAAATAAAGAATTATATAAAAATATTATTAAAAATAATAGAAATTGTATAGAGCTAAGTGATATAATGAGTGGAATGACACATAATGAAATAAGTGGCAGATATAAACATGATAACAAGTATTGGAAAAAGAAAAATAAACTTGAAAGAGAAATATTTGCTCAAATGTTTACAACGGCAGGAAATGATGATTTAAAACAACTAGAAATATTTCAAAAATATTTTCCTAATACTTTTAAAGAGTTTGATAATTTAATAAGGAGGTTATTATAATGTTTGTTGAACTTATAGATGAAGAATTAGAACAAAAATTAGATGAATATGAAGCTATATTCCCAGAGGGATTTCCTTTAATGCAGTTTGACGGAACAAGACAAGAGTTAATAGAAGAAATAGATAAATGTATTAAAACAAAAAAAGAATATGATACAAGTTTTTGGGATGAAAATTCAGATATTGAAACTTAAAAGGAGGAAATATGAAAGAAGGAATAAAGCAAAAGAACTGGTAAGTAAATTGAATTAGTTATTAATATTTTAAAATTATAAATCAAGAGCTAGAAATAGCTCTTATTTTTATGCCCTAGATATGGCTTTAAACTGTCTATTTTTATTACTCATTTGCTTGTGAGAATAAACAAAAAGCAACTTTTCGTACTGGTAGCACCAGAATAAAAAAGCTAGAAAGGTAGGACCAATTATGGAATGGTTAAAAGAATTATTAAAAAATGCAGGAGTAGAAAATGTAGATGAATTAGAAGGAAAGATATCTAAAGAATTACCAAAATATTTTAAACCTGCAAAAGAGTTTAACGAAATTAATGAAGAATTGAAAGTAGTTAAAGGAGAAAAGAAAACATTAGAGGATGACAAAAAGAAAGTTGAGGATGAGTATAACAACTTTAAAAAGGGCTCAATTAGTCAAGCTGATTATGAAGCTAAGAAAAAAGAAATTGAAGATAATTCAAAGGCTGAAATAGAAAAAGTAAGACTAGAAAGTAAAATAGATTTAGCAATAAATAATGCTAAAGCTAAAAATGTTAAATCAGTAAAAGCAAATCTTGATTTAGATAAAATCAAACTAGATGGAGATAAACTTTTAGGATTTGACGACCAAATAGAATCATTAAAGAAAAGTGATGCATATCTATTTGAAATTGATAAAAGTGTGAATAAAGGATTAGACGATGATAATCCAAATAAAAGAAAAGAAGATGGCGGAAGTTATGATGATGACGATTTAGATAATTTGTCAGATGAAGAATTTTTCGCACTTCAAGAAAAAAATAAATAAGAAAGAAGGAATTAATTATGCCAAACAAATTATTAACATGTCAAAGAATAGCAAGAGAAGCATTACCAATGCTAGTAAATAACTTAGTAGTACCTGAGTTATTCTATACTGATTATAGTAAAGATTTTGTAAAAGAAGGAGATACAATCCAAGTTGAAAAACCAGCTCAATTCGAAGCAAAGGATTTCAAAGATGAAGTAACAATTCAAGAAATCAATCAAAAAAGTGTTCCAGTAGTTATGGATCATATTGCAGATGTATCTGTAGAAATTACATCTAAAGAATTAACTTTAGATAGAGTAGCATTTAATGAAAAAATATTAACACCTATGATGGAGGCTATTGCAGAAAAAATCAATAAAGAAGGTCTTGAAATGTACAAAAATGTTTATAAAACATTAGGTACAGCAGGAACAACACCTTCAACAATAGAAGTGATGGCAAATGCTAGAGGGTTATTAAATAAAGCTAAATCTCCAATGGGAAATAGATATGCTGTATGGGACCCAGATGCAGATGTAAAATTCTCTACAATAGATGCAATTTTACATGCTGAAAAATCTGGAAGTACACAAGCGTTAAGAGAAGGTTCTATCGGTAGAATACAAGGACTAGAAAACTTTATGTCTCAACAAGTTGCAGTACATGAAGCTGGAACATTTACAAAAGTTACAACACCAAAAGCAAATGCAAAAGCAAATAAAGGAAGTGACACAATAGTTCTTAAAGGTGGGGCTGCTTCTGAAACATTAGTTAAAGGAGATTTATTAATAGTAGATGGACAACAATATGTTGTAATGGAAGATGCAACAGCAGATACTGGTGTAATAACTGCAAAAGTATATCCATCAGTTGTAAAAGAAATTGCAGCAGATACAGAGGTAACATTTATAGATAAAACTTCTGGTGGCCATGTTGCTAACTTAGTATTCAACAAATTAGCATTTGCTTTCGTATCAAGAGCGTTAGCATTACCAGTTGATGGTAGGGACTCTTATGTAATTTCTTATAAAGGATTAAACTTAAGAGTTGTTTACGGATATGATATGAAAACAAAGAAAAATATGCTATCTATTGATACTATTTATGGATTTGCACCATTATATCCATCATTAGCAGCAGTAGTACTAGGATAATAAAAGGCAGAGAAATCTGCCTTAATTTATTTATTAGGAGGAATGGAAAATGAAATGTCCTAAATGTGGAAATGAATTTTCTGAACCAATACTACCTTTACATATTGAAAGATGTATTGAAAAAGAAAAGACAGAACAAAAAAAAGAAACAAAAACTCCTAAAAAATAGGAGGTTACTATGGAATTATTAGATATAGTAAAAGAAAGACTTGATATTAAAGATAAAAGTCAAGACAAAAAAATACAAGGTTATATTGATGATATTACTAATAAAATAAAATCTATTTGTAATAGAATAGATTTACCACAAGAATTAGAGTATTTAGTTATTAGATATGTTATGAATTGTGTAGTGTTCTATAAGAATGGATATGGAGAAGGAAAGCAAGTTGTTTCCTCTGTTTCAGATAACGGACAATCAGTATCTTTTAAAGATGTTGGGGCAGTTACAGATGATGATGTAAATATGGATAAATACATAGAAAAAAACAAAGATGAAATCTCTATGTATGCTTATATGAGGTGGTAATTATGCAAATACCTGAAATATTTAAACAAGCAATAGCTGATACATTCTACGATAAAGATATAGAAATATGGACATCTGGAACGATAAAAGATGATGAGGGATGTGTTATTGGAAATGGAAAACTAGAAAAGATAGATAGTTTTAAAGGTAATTTTCAATTTTCTACAAGGGAGTATATTCAACAAGAGTATGGCAAAGAAATAGAAGCTAATGCAATAGTTACTTGTAACGAAACAAAAGCCGAAATAGGCAATATTCTTGTATATGACAATAAAGAATATACCATAAAAAGTTTGGTGCCTTCTGACAGCCATATAACTCTTTTAGTGGGTGATAACAATGGCTAGTATAGAAGGATTAGATGAATTACTTGCAACTCTATCTGGATTAGGTGGAAATGCAAAAGAAAGTTGCAGAAAAGGACTTGAAAGAGGAGCAAAGAAGATACAAAAAGATGCTAAATATTTAGCACCTGTAAAAACAGGACATCTTCGTAACTCAATAAAGACTAAATCACAAACAATACAAGATGGAGCAGAAGCACAAGTATTTTCAAATCTTGAATATGCACCATATATTGAGTTTGGAACAGGTCAAAGAGGAACTGAAAGCAATATAGATAGACCAGAACGGAATATCTTATAAGGCTGACTGGAAAGGCATGAGTCCAAGACCATTCTTAACACCTGCATACTTGCACGCAAAGAATACAGGTGAAGTAGAACAAGAAGTAATTAAATCAATACAGCAAGATATAAGAAAGTTAGGTGGTAAATAATGAAAAATTTAAAGCCACAAATATTAAAAAAATTAGAAGAAATCTCCGATGTAGAGGTTTCTTATTTTTATCCACAAAAGTGGAGTGAATTAGATAAAAAATCTGCTATTTCTTATTATGAAATGGACAATTCAATGTCTAGTAAAGCAGATGATGAAGAATATAGCAGTAATATTTCTATTCAAGTAGACATTTGGGCTAAAAGTTCAAGTAAATGTTCTAAATTAGCTATTGAAGTAAATGAAAAAATGGAAGATTTAGAGTTTGAAAGAACATTAGCAATGGATTTATTTGAACAGGAAACAAAAATATATCACAAAACAATGCGTTTTGAAAAAGAAGAAATTTTATAAAAGGAGGGCTTAATTATGCCAAAAAAAGCATTAAGAGGATTAAGTGGAATTAAAGTATTTGAATTATTAGAGAATACAGAAACAAATTATAAAGTGGGAGAAGCTGTAAATATACCTTATGCACAAAAATTAACAAGAGATATTCAAACATCAAATGATCCAATATATGCAGATGATGAGATATATGATGATGAAGAAATATTTGATGGAGAAAATTTTGAATTGGAAATTCCAGAAGCAGATTTAGAATTAATGTCTATTTTCGAAGGTGGAAATTACGATGAAGAATCAAAAGAATATTCTTGGGGACCAGACAATCAAAGTAAGGATTATGCAATGACATTTAAAGCTAAAAGAAAAGACGGAAACTATAGAATGTTTAGATATTATAGAGCTAAATTTAAGAAAGTAAAGCAAGATTTACAAACACAAGACAATGGAACACAAGTTGCTACATTAACAATAAGTGGAACATTTTATAAAAGAGCTTTATTATCTGACCCTAAAGTTAGAGTATATAAAGATAGTACAAGTTCAACTGATTTAACTTGGCTAGATACAGTACCTACTATACCAACACCACAACCATCAGAAGGCCAAGGATAAGACGGAGAGTAGAAATACTCTCCTGAAACTTTTATTAGGAGGAAAAAATAAATGACAAAAAGTAATGAAACAAAGAGTTTACCAAAAGTAAAAAGAATACATGGTGTAGAGATTGAAAAAAAGCCTTGTGGCAAATATTTTGAAGCTCTACAGACTTTAAAGGATTTGCCAGAAGACTTTATAAAAGAGTTGTCTGACAATGGACAAGATTTCAAATTATCAGAAATGTTTACAATGGAAAATATAATGAATTTAGTAATGAAATTATTAATTATATTACCAAACTTTACATTTAATTTCTTATCTAAATTAATGGAAATAGATAGAAATGTATTAGAAAATCAGCTTACACCAAAGGAATTACTAGATGTTATACAAGAGTTTTGGAAAGTGAATGAACTAGAAAGTTTTTTCGACCAAATGAAGCCAATATTGAGCAAGATTACAACTCTAATTGGCTTCAAAGAACAATTGCAATCTGCATCAAAATAGGAATAAGTAAAAGAGAATTTTTAGAAGACTATTATCCGGATGAAATCCCAATTATCATGCAAGAATATGCAGAATTAAACAAAGTAAGCAATAGTGATGAAGAAGAAGTAGAAGCAGAAGACTTTTAAAAATTTGACCCCAAAAGATATTATTTTCAATTTATATATGTTATACTCTTATTAGGAGGGGATAAAATATGGAAAAAGGAAATAATGAAAAAAATACAACTGGTTGTTTGATAGTATTTTTAATAGCATTTCTATTAATATTTTTACCAATATTAATAGGAATGATAGCAAATAATATCAATACTTCAAATCAAGCTAAACATGAAATGAAATTAATAGAAGAAGGAAAAGTAAAAACACATAATGAAGTAATAAATGAAATTGTAGAAATATTAAAAAATAGAGACGAAGAAAAGTTAGAAGAATATTTAGCAGATGATTTTATATATTATAAAAGTAAAGAAAATATAGAAAATAAATATGTAAATTACTTTTTTAATGATTTAGATGTGTTAGTTTCAAATTTTGAAATTGAAAATACACAAGATGCAATTGGGGATAATGAAGCTTATGAAATATATTGGAATGTTATAGAGAAAAATAAAGAGTATGGAATAGATAAAAATAGTAACTATTATTGTTTACAAAAGATTAGAATAATTTTGGAGAAAGTAGTTAAAGAAGAAATAACTTACGAAATTGAAAGAATAATTTTATTTTAAAAGATAGACACTTACTTAGGTAGGTGTTTTTATTTTGTCTGAAAGGAAGTGAAAAAAATAGCAAGTGAAACACAAATAGGTCAACTAGTAATAAACTTAAAGATAAAAACAGAAGCTCTTGAAAAAGGTTTAGAAACAGCTAAACAGAAGCTAGAAAAAATTGAACAAGAAAATAAAAAGGTTCAAAATAGTAATAGTCAATTAGATGCTAGTTTTATAGCAATGTCTGCAAGTATAATAGCATCTTTAGCAAAAATAACATCAGCAATAGAAGACGGAGTAAATAAGTATAACACATATACTAATAGTATGAAAGCTCTACAAAAAACAGCTACAGCTACTAATAATTCAATGACAGAGATTGAAGATACAATAAAAGATGTAAACCAATTAAAACTTATGGATGACTCTGATGTCATAGCTTCTACTAAGAATTTATTAACATATGGATTTACTGTAAAACAAACAGGGGAAATATTAAAAGTTTTACAAGATGCAGCTGTAGGAAATAGACAAGCATCATATTCTTTGTCAGAAGCGGTAAGAGTAACAACGGAACGGAATTAGGATGGAAAACTCTGTTTTATCTGACGCAGCTGGAGTACAAAAGAATATATCAAAAATGTATGAAGATTATGCTAAAACAATTGGAAAGAGTACAGATGCATTAACACAAGCAGAAAAAGCACAGGCAGTATATAATGGAATAATGGACGAAGCGGCAATGTTTAGTGGAACAGCAGCTGAAATGTCAAGTGGATATCAAGGACAGCAAGCACAATTAAATGCAACAAATTTAGAGTTAAGTAGAAACATTGGAGAAAGCATGATACCTGCGTTAACACAATATAGTACATTACAGTTATCAATCACTAAACAATTGGCTGAGTTTGTTAAAGAAAATAAAAGTGCAACTAGTGGAATAATAACATTTACTACTACATTATTAGCAATGATAGTAGGATTAACTGCTGCGAAAAAAGCATATGTAGCATATAAAACGGCAGCTACTGCAGCAGATATGACAACGAAAGCTTTTACAGTATCATTGTTAGCAAATCCAGTAACTTTAATAGCTGTAGGAATTGCAGCAGTAGTAGCAGGATTAACAGTATTTGATACAAAAATGCAAGAGACTATAGATAAGATGGAAGAAGCAACAGAAAAATCAAAGAATTTATCAGAAGCGTTGGCTAGCTTTAGACAAAATAATGGAACTTATACTGCTGGAGAAAAAGAAACAGTAGAACAGGCAAGGAATGAAGCACAAGAAATAGTAAATATATATGAACAAAAAAATAATAAAATCCAAGAACTTGAGAAAAAAAGAAGTGAATTAGTACAACAATTTTCCAAGGGAGAAATTTTAGAATTTCAATATAAAGCACAACTTAATACTCTAAATACACAAATATATAATGCGCAAGAAGCCCTTAAAAAGTTTCAAAAAGAAAAAATGATAGATGGATCTACTATTGATCTTTATAAAAATAAAGTAAATGTTTTAAATAAATCTTTAGAAATAAATGCAACAAAACAAAAATATGCTAGATTAACAAATCAAAAATCACATAGAGAAACATTAATTAATATAGCACAGACAAAAGCTGACATTCAAGGTAAACAACAGTTGTTAAATATATTAAAAAAAGGTCAAACAGCAACGGAAGAATATTCAAATGCAAAATCACAACTAGTAAAAGTGTATCCAGAATTAGCTAAAGTAAATGAAAATACTATAGCAAGTACTCAAAGCGCAATTAATGCTGAAAATGCTGCAGCAGATGCTGAGTGGGCTAATGCACAAGTGGCAATTCAGGCTAGTATATTAGAAGTTAATGCAATGATGAGTAATAGTGAACAAATACAAACTATAGCAAATTATACTAAACAATCAGTCGAAGAAGTTACGGCATCTTTGCAAAATCAAATCAATGTTTTATCTAATTTAGCAAAGTTATCTCCTGCAGATTTTAGAGGAAGCGTAACTTCAAGTTATACTCCTAAAAAAGTATCATCTGGTTCTAGTTCATACTCAAATAAACGATTTGATAACTATAAAAAACAAATAGAACATAAAAAAGCATTAGACCAATTAAGCATAAATCAAGAAATATCAATGTGGAAATATGCATTAAGAAAATATGCAAAGACATCAGATGAAAGAAATGAAATAAGAGAAAAGATATATGAACTAAATAAAGAATTAGCTCAAAAAGAGAAAGAATTGTTGAACCAACAAACAGAAGATTACGAAGCATATATCCAAAAGCAAAAAAATATGCGAGGTGCTTCCTATGATATAACAGAGCAAACAGCAGACTATAATAAAATAATTCAAATGCACAGAAATTACTTGAATCAAATAATGAAAGATGAAAGACTTTCTCTTGACGAAAGAAAAGAAATATACAGAGAAGAGTTAAGTACAATTCGTGATTATGAGCAACAAAAGAGAGATTTGCGAGTAGAACAGATTGATAATACAGTAACTCAGTTAACTGATGCTATTACGAAACAATTAGAAGAAATGCAAGAAAAAGATAAGGCTTTTATTGATGCACAAATAGAGCAAGTGGAAAAGTTAAAAGAAATTCGTATTAATGCTATTAATGCAGAATATGATACAAAAATAGAAGTAATAGAAAAAGAAATTGAAGCACTAAACAAAGCAGAGCAACAAAAATCGAGAGACGAAGAAGACGCAGAATACGAAAGAAAGAAAAACAGACTTCAAGAATTAATAGAATACGAGCATGATGCAACAACAAAGGCTAATTATCAAAAAGAATTAGACAAGTTAGTAGCAGAGTATCAAAAGACATTGAATAATAGAACTTTAGAAGATAAAAAAGAAGTTTTAAATGAACAAAAAGAATTATTACAAAAAGAACAAGACAGTAAAACACAAGCAATTGAAGATGAAGCAGACAAGCAAAAAGAACTCTATAATAAACAATTAGAGGATTTAGAAGAATATTATAGTAAGCAAATAGGTAAAGCTCAAGAAACAGCTGAAAAAATGTTATTGAATGTAGAACAAAATCAAAATAAAATTCTAAGCCTATTAAAAAGTTATGGAGATGCTTATGAAATAACTGGACAAACATTAGGTGAAAAATTAGCGCAAGGAATTAATGAAGGAATAACAAGCAAAATAGAAAATATGATACAAAGGGTACAAGATTCAATTAATGCTGGAATAGAAAATAAGATAAAAGAGTGGACATCAGGAATGTATAGATATGAGGCGGGAAGCAATAAACCTCAGACTCGAACAATTAATGTATATCAAACTAATAACATTGAACAAAATCCAGAAATGCCAAGCGAAACTTATAGAAAATTAAGAAACATAGATGAACAATTGGCATCAAGTTTAGCAGGAATGTAGGTGGTAAAATGCAAAAATTAGAAATAATCAATTTAGCTTTAAATGAAAACATAGTATTTGATAGTGTAGGAAATTCAGAAGAAGATATACTTTTAAGTCATATTGAAGGATTAGGACACCCGCGGAGCAACTTCACAAAAAAGCCAAGGTGTAAATCAAGATGGATGTAATAGTGAGGACAGTTTGCTAGATGCAAGAGTTATTAAATTAAAGGCAACAATCAGAACCAAAAACAGAGTAAAATTATATGAATTAAGGCGAAAAATAATGCGAATAATAAATCCTAAAACATATAATTCTCAAACAAATAAAAGAGGAGAACTATTGATTTATTATACAAACGACTATAAGAAATATAGAATTTATGGGAAAGTGGAAGATAGTGCGGAGTTTAATGATAGAAGGAATAATCATGATACTGCAACTATCTCTTTTTATTGTGAAAATCCTTATTGGCTAGATGAAAATGGACAAGATATTGATATAAAATCTGTTTCAGGAGGATTAAAATTTCCTCTTACACTTGCAACTACTTTTTCTAATGTAAGCTTTTATAAAGAAGTTGAAAATTTGGGCGATGTTGATGCACCAATTCAAATAGAATATATTGGACCTGCAAGTAATCCTAAAATAACAAATGAAACTACTGGCGAATATATACAAGTAAATATGGAACTTGGAGAGAAAGAAAAATTAGTAATAGATACGAGAGAGGGCAAAGAAACAGTTAATCTGATTACGCCTTATGGCACGCAAGATGTATACAATAAAATAGATTTAAAAAGTACATTTTTTAGTTTAATTGTGGGAAAGAACTTAATTAAGTATAGTTCAGATATAGAAGGTGCAAAAGATAGAGTAACAATTAAGGACTATACAAATAAGTATGTAGGTGTATAGATGAATTGTATAGAAATAATAAATACGAATTTTGAATTGCTTGGTATTATTACTAATTTTGAAAGCCTTATTTGTGTGTGGAACTATTATGAATGTGGAACTTTTGAATTAACTATTAATAAAAATAAAGCTAATACTAATAAGTTAAAAAAGGACAATATGTTAATAGTTAATAAAAGAGATGACAAGATATTGTTAATAGATAAAATAGCAACGAGTACTAACAAAAATACTAAAACTATGAAAGTTACAGGATATTGCATAAAAGGTATTACAAAAAGAAGAATAGTTGCTACAAACGGCTATGACAGAGTATCAGAAGATTATGCAGAGAACATCCAAAAACATTATTTAAAAAATCATTTGGTAGAAAGCTATTACGATAATATAAGAACGCCTGAAAGGGACATTTCTTGGATTAAAATAGCACCTTCGCAAAATAGAGGAATAAAAACAGTATGGCAAGCAAGACTAACTAATTTGCATGACGAAGAAAAACATATAAGTGAAGATACAGGGTTAGGTTGGTATGGTTATCTAAGTAGAACTGAAAAATGTATATATTTTGATAGTTTAAAAGGAACAGACAGAACTGTAAATCAAGTAGAAAGTCTAAATACACACAAATTTTTAAAAGATTTCACACATGAACAACTACAAGCTTATACGCACGAACAATTACAAGGAACAATAAAACATCCTTATATTATATTTAGTGAAAAAAAGAAGAATTTACTTGAAGGAAAGACAACAGACGATAACTCGAATTATAAAAATGTTGGATATGTAGCAGGTAAAGGAGAAAACGAGGATAGACTTATAACTGTTTTAGGAACTGCAACAGGTTTCGATAGAAGAGAAGTTTTAATAGATTTAAATAATATAGAAGATGTAGATGAACTAAAAATAGAAGGACAAAAGAAACTAGATACATATAAAATAATTCAAAGTATAGAAGGAAAAGTATATCAAATTCCAAATATGGAATGGGAAAAAGATTTCTTTTTAGGAGATTTAGTAACTCTTGAAAGTGATGGAATATATGAAGATAAACGTATAATTCAAGCAAAAGAGATATACGAAAGAAACAACAAAACAGTTGAACTAGGCTTTGGAGATAAAGTACCAAGTCTAGGAGAAGAAATAAAAAGAATAATAACAAGACCTATAAACTAGGTCTTATTATTATGGAAAGGAAAAATTATGTCATTAGAAACAAGTTTAAAGAGTTTTCCATTTGATAGTATGGATGTTTTAAATTCAGACAGTGGAAATATGGAACCAGATAGGCTTTATGAGGCTGAAATATTTAGAAAATATTTTGCTAAATTTCTAAGCAACGGGGTTTATTTTGGACAATATAAAAATTATGGCGAAAATGGAATGAAGGTTAGTGCTAATGGAGGACTTAATATAAAAGTAAATGCAGGAGCTGGAATCATAGAAGGTGCAGACTTTGAAAATGAAGAAGACAAAATATTCACACTAGAAAGACCAACTAGTGGAAATCGTGTTGACAGAGTGGTTGTAAAATTAGATAAAACACTAGCGGTGCGAGAAACGAAGTTATATATCAAAGAAGGAAATGGTACAACGCCAGCTTCATTGCAAAGAGATAACAACATTTATGAAATATGCTTGGCAGAAGTAACCGTAAAAAGTACATCTAACAGTGAAGCATCAGATGTTGTTGATAAAAGATTAGATAAAACACTTTGTGGAATAGTTAATTCTTTAATCAGTGTTGATGGAGAAGAATTATATCAGCAATTTCAAGATTATATAGATTCTGTTACTGAAAATCTTGTAAGAAAAGACCAAGATAACACAATAACAGGAAAACTAGTAGTAAATGGAGGTGTAGAGGCAAATGTCAAAGGAGATTTACAAGGTAATGTTACTGGTAATGTCAGTGGTTCTTCTGGTAGTTGTACAGGTAATGCTGCTACAGCTACAGTTGCAGATAGTGCAAAAGAATGTACACGGAAATGCTACTACAGCTACTACAGCAAGTAACTCGCGAAAATTGGGAGGAAAAGAAGCAACTGATTATAAACTAAAAGGAGATTTTGCAGTTATAACAAGCAGTTTGACTACGCCTGATACAACCAGCACAAGCGTCCAAGGAGCTGTAGATATAAATTATCCAAAAGGATTCAATAAAAATAATTCTGTGATAATTAGTCTTATGTCAAAAAATAACAGTATGAACAGTGAAGCAAATAGAAAATGGAGTACAGTTGGAATAAACAGTAGTGGAAGTGTGGTAAAAGGAAATTTAGGATTAACAGCTTCGCTAAATGAAGAAAATATTACGGTATGGGTATCTAAAATGGCACAGGAAGAACAAAGCAAGAATATAGGAATTAAATTAATTCTAATGAAAGTTTAGGTGGTATAAGTATGTCAAATTATACAGAACATTATAATTTAAAAAAACCTTTAAAAATAGAAAGCTACGATGTAGGAGTAGCTAATACTAACAATGATATTATAGATGAAAAATTGTATGGAAAGGTTGACAAGGTTCCAGGCAAAGGGATGTCAAGTAATGATTTTACAGATAATTATAAACAAAAACTTGATATGTTACAAAATATATATAAGTTCAAAGGCTCTGTTGAAAATTTTACAAAATTAAATGAAGTAACGGAACAAAAAAGTGGAGATGTATATAATGTTATTTCGGAAAATAAAGATTATGCTTACAATGGAACTGAATGGGTATTATTAGGAACAGCAGTTGACATAGGCAGTACAGCAACTAAAGCTGAACTAGCACAAATAGTCGAGCATAAATACTTTTTACAGCTCACTGCAGCAGTAGCCAAAGGTGGAACTATAACACTACCATGCTATTACAAAGTAGGAACACATTGTCTTGACGTGTACTATATGGGAGAACTACTAACATTAAGTAGCGATGATGCAGGAACTGACGGCCATTATCGAGAAGTAGGCGAAACTAATGCAGTAAGCAATCAAATTAAGACAACAACAGACTGGGGCTGTAATACTGGCGAATATTTTGAATTTGTCGTAAGGGGGGAGTATAGTGCTTAGCGCATGGAATAGAATAAAAGAATTGATAAATAAAAAACAAAATATATTAAATATTACAACTGGAATCGAATACGAAACAGGCAGAATAATAGATGGCAAAAAGGAGTATGGCAAAAGAATCAATTGTGGAAAATTGCCAGACACTTCAACAACTTCGATTGCTACAAATTTGGGAAATGTTAATATTTTAGATTATAAAGGAATAGCTATTTTAAATCAATATAGTTATAAAATGGTCGCGGGAAAGATATCTGATTATAGTATCTCATTAGCAATTGAAAATAATCAAATCAAGATTACAACATACCTTAGTGCATATAAAAATTATAATGCTTATGTTGAAATATTTTACACTAAGAATTAATTAAAAAAGGAGGCGTGAAAGTGGAGCAAGTACAGAGTATTATAGATATTTTTTTATCGAATGGGGGAACTGTCGTGATGGCAGTTCTTTTTATTATCTTTCTGTATCTTGATAGGAAGGATAGAAAAGAAAAAGAAGCACAAGATGAAATAAGACGAAAAGAAGAACATGAAGAAAAGAAAGCAGAGAGAGAAGCTAGTAACAAGCTACTAAGTGAGCTATCAGCTAGTAACAGAAATATTGCAGAAAGCTTAAATCTGTTAAAAACTAGCATGGATAACACAAATACAGAATTTAAACAACATGATGAAAGAGCTATCGCCGGTTTTCAGACAACACATGAAGATTTGATAATTTTGAAGGAAAGGAGAGATTAGTTATGTTAGAAAAGTTAGCAAAACTAATTAATGTAAAAAGTATAGTTACATTAGCATTAACAATAGTAGTAGCAATACTTGCTTTAAAAGGAAATTTCGATATAAAAGAAATTTATTTAATGATAATAGCTTTTTACTTTGGAACACAACTTAAAGAAAATAAGGAGGAAAAATAAATGGAACAATCTAGTAAAGTACTAGAAATAGCCTTAGATGAAGTGGGCTATAAAGGCAAAAAAAGTAATTCACAACTTGATAGTAAGACAGCTAATCAAAGTGGGAAATATAACAAGTACGCCAGAGATTTAGATAACATTTCTGGCTTTTATAATGGCAAGAAAAATGGCTACGATTGGTGCGATATATTCGTAGACTGGTGTTTCGTTAAGGCTTATGGAGTAAATAAAGCATTAGAATTACTATGCCAACCAAAGAAATCAACAGGAGCTGGCTGTAGTTTCTCAATGAATTTTTATAAACAAAAAGGAAGATTGTTTAATACTCCACAAGTCGGCGATCAAATATTTTTTGGAAAAGCAGGGGATATTTATCATACTGGTTTAGTCTATAAGGTTGAGAATGGCAAAGTTTACACAATTGAGGGCAATTCTGGCAATAGTGAAGTAGCAAAATGGGATTATCCTATTGGAGCAGATTATATAGCAGGCTATGGTAGACCAGCTTATAACGAAGAGATTAAACCAACACCAGAACCAACACCAGAATCTGACTATACAGGAACAATCACATATCAAGCATATACAAATGAATGGCTACCAGAAGTAAACAAATGCGACAACACAGATGAGGGCTATGCCGGAATATATGAAAAAGCAATTAGTGGACTTCGTTGTAAGCCTGAATTTGGAGAAATTACAGTTCAAGCACATATTAAAAATGGTAGCTGGCTAGATAAAGTAAATTCAAAAAATTACAAGAAAAATGATAAAAGTAATTCAGATTCTTACGCTGGAATTTATGGACAACCTATTGACTGCATAAAAATCAAATCAACAAAAGGTCATGTGGATTACAGAGTACATACACTAGAAGATGGTTGGCTAGCTTGGGTAAACAGCAAAACCGAAACAGGTACAGAGAGCTATGCAGGAATATACGGCCACACAATAGATGGTATTCAAATGAAATAATAGCTAGGCTATATGCCTAGCTTATTTTTTTGCCTAAACATTGACAGTGATTTTATTATATTATATAATATTGAATGTCACATAATAGTAAGTATGTGACATTCGTTGCTACATTGCATAAAATATATAAAGAAAGGGGCTTATATATATGGCAATAACGAATGCGAAGGCTTTGGCTGTTTATATTAAGGATGAATATAGAAAAGCTACAGGTGGTCAGGAAATTAGTCCAATAAGATTACAAAAAGCACTATATTTTTGTTTTGCATATTGGGGTGGTTTTGTAAGAAAAGGTAAAAATGCAAAACAACTTTCAGAAGTTGATTTAGACCAAGTAGATGAGATACTATTTGATGATCCAATAGAAGCTTGGGTGTATGGTCCAGTAATTCCAAATGTATATAAAGCAGACAAAGAAGGTACTTTAGAGAAAAATAGATTACCAATAGAGGAACTTTTCAAAGATATAAATATAAAGAGCTATATAGATGGAATATTAAAAGACTTATTTGAAGTAAGCGATTTTACGCTAGTAGACATAGCTCACAATGATTCGTCATGGAAAAATAATTTTGATTTTAAAGAACTAATGCATAATAATGTTATCAGTAAAGAAGAAATAATACAAGAGTATGCTTCAAGGTAATTTATTTGCAAGTAACAACAAATTTAAAAAGCAACAGTCAAAAACAGTTTTAGCATTAGAAGACAATTTCAAGTCTTTTAGAGTAAAAGATGAAAAGTTTACTAATTATTTTGAAACTAACAAATCTATAGAATATAAAATTCTAAAACAGATATATGATGATTATAAGTCTGGTGTTAATATATTAAACAAGTATTTCAATAATCCAGGCTATTTACATTTAGGACCAGGTCAAACCGAAAAGATAAATAGAGTTTTTAGGATTTCTTTAAATGCTAATGGGAAGATTATAAGACATGTAGAAATAGGAAATATCTTTAAATTAAATCTAAAAGATGAATATTGTAATGATAAAATCAGATTTTATTTCAAAAAAGAAAATGGAAAGTTAAATTTATTGTTTATAGATCTATTTCATTTAGGAATCCTGACAAGAAATCAAAATTTAGAAAAAGAATATGAAAGATATAAGAATTTTAATGGAAATATTTTAGATATCAAAAAAGACTAGCAATAGTCTTTTTTTTGAGCCATAAAACTATATGTCTCAAAAATAAAAACGCCTTAAAATCGATTCTGGAGCGTCGAATTTTCCTTAATTTTACGCAATCTTCTAGTCGACACAGTTCGACACAAATATTTTACAAAATGTGCTATAATGAATTAAGGAGAGTGATTAAGATGAAAAAGATGTATCAAAAATCACTACGAAAGATGAGAGAATTACCAAAGATTATAAGTAAGAAAGAATGGGACAAGTATGCTATACAAAATAACGTATTGACTGCTGAAAGTTTACGATATATAAGCAATAAAAATTTTAACGAACTATGCAAAGAAGTGAGAGCTAATTAAAAATTAGCTCTCTTTTTATAAATAAAAAAATAACCACCATAG